TTACTCCAGCGATAGTTATATATTTTTAGATGAGAATATATTATATTTAATAATCTATATCTAGAAATGAGGTGATTATCATGGATAACATCGATCGTTATTTTAATCTAATTACTAGATTTAATGACATCGTAAGATATAATGTTATGAATAACATCCCTCCATCCAGGGAATTATTCGTAGCAGAAGACTATATCAATCATAAGGTTGATGCCGTCAGACATATTTAATCCAAAATTAAATAGAGATTACTTAAATAACTTAAGTAAAACTGATAAGTCTTCATATGATCTTATCACAAGTTTATTAAACTAAGTGATTTAAATATAACATTATTATAAGTAATCGCACTTATAATTCTTACTGCAGCTTTTTATCATACAGTTAGATATCTTTTATATAATATATTCTCACATTTATATATTGTATATTTTTTTTTGTATTAAAACATTTTAGCATTCATATCGAACCATTTAGCTCTATTCTTTTTAGTTCCGTATCCATTCATATTATTAGAACTTCCGGAACTACGTTTTTGCTCTTCTTGCAAGAAATCTCCAAATGTAGGCATTTCTCTATTCTGAACTTTTGGATCATCTTTAAGAGCTCCATAATAAAGTTCGTATGTGTATTCATCTCCATAAAGTTTTACTTTACGTCCATTTTTTACTTTAAAGATTTCAACATTAGTAAACTTTTTTCCGTTTATATTCATAGGAACTAAGTTATAAGATACTTCTCCTTCATCTTTTGTAAATAGAGATTGCTCATTTGTAAACATATTTACAGATTGCATTACAGAAACTATCTTAATCTTACTCATATCTACATAGAATTTAAATTGATCTCCTACTTGTTTTCTGAAGTCTGTATTAAATATAAGACTATAAGCAAGAAGTGTAGCTATAAGAACGTCATCGTGAGCTCCTGGTTTATGATCTATACGCCCAGAGTTCTTTCTATAAAGGGTAGAAAGTTGTGCTAGAGCTGTTTCATGAGAAAATGCGTATGGGTATTTGTCTACAAGTTCAAATAAAAGCTTTTCATATAGATAATCTCTATAATTACGTTCTTTAACTCCGTATTCTATATAAGATTTATAATCAAGCTTTTTAGTAGTACTCTTTATAAGTACGTCTGCAGCATGTCCATCAAATAACTTTTTAATACCGAACAGCATAGGTTCTATAAGCTCATCTTTAGCTAGATCAGGTATTACAGATTGACCCGGACCTTCTACTTCTATAGTAAGTATAATATTAAGATAAGGATTAAGTTCTAGTAAATGTCTAACGAACTTCTTAGTAAACATAGTAGTTTCTGTAGAAGTCATAGTATTAGACTTAAATATAAAAAGCTTTTCTCCAGTTTCCATATCTATACAGAAGAATACAGTACTATCGTTTCCTGTACCGTGAGCTAAGTCTACTCCTATATTAATAGTATTATAACGATTAAGTAGATCTTTAAATGTATCTCCTGCCATTTGTGGGAAGAATAATATATTAAAGTACTTATCAAATATATATGTATCTGTAGCTTGGTTTTTAGTAAGTTGAGCTATACGACCCATTTGCTTTTGATTAAGAAGAGCAGCACTGTCAACATCAAGCCATTCCATAAGTATTTCTGTTTTAAACGCTTCACGGTTTTCAGTTTGAGCTATACGTTCTTCAAGCCATTTTTCATCAAATCCCATTTCTTTATAACCAAATTGAACGTTAAAGAAATTCTTTTTCCCATTTGTATCTAGGTATTTCTTTAAATCTGCATAGTTATATTGAAATAGTTTAATGTCAAATCTACACATTTTATTAAATATAAAGTCATACATTTCACGTCCATGCTTAGTATTGAGTTTACCAGCGGTAGACATATAATGAAGTCCGTAACGTTTATTTGCTTTCTCTGCACGCATTCTGGCAGTAGAATTCGCAAGTTGCATCGCAGTAGTCATAGTTACAGCATGAGGAACGAAGGTAATTTCATCGTTTATACCGAATTCAAATGTTTCTCCCCGTCCAACTCTTTCAGCAGTGGTTTCAGTCGTACCAGCAGATGCAATCATTATTTGATTGTGTTTAAATAAGTTATTTATATATTTAGATTTAGGAGACGGAGTCATATCTGGACCTACTTCCCAAATCTCTTTATTCTTTTGAACCTTCTTTACTATATTATGAAATTTCAGATATGGAGGCATGAGATTAGCAAAATCTATCATCATCTTACGGTTCTTACCAGCATCTTCTGCTTTAAAGTGTGCTACTAAGATTTTAGATCCTTCAGAACCTGCAGCAAATTCTCCACCACCAATACAGTTTATATCAGTAGTTTTTCCGACTTGCCGAGGAGCACATCTAAATGTATTAAAGCATTGGCAGTATAACCATAAAATAGTCCAAGTTCCTATAGTCATTTGATATGGACCTGGGTTTCCAGAACCATCTGTAATACGAGCACATTCACGCATATAGAATATCATATTTTGTTGAATTTCTTGTGCTGCCGCTACTTGTAGTTCTGGAGGTAGATTTGGACTATGAAGATCTTGTCCCATAAGATTTCTATTAAATAATATTAGAGGTAAATTATGATTAAGTTGTATTCCTGTTCTTCTCTTAAGATCTTCAAGTGCCATTGCAAATCTTACAAAGCTTTCATTTACAGTACTATAATCATAGAATATAGGAATAGTCTGCTTAGTTTCAGCATCATAATATATATCATAGCATTCATCTAACAGTCCTTGTACATTGAATAGTTGCTTTTGCATATCTGTAAGCTTAGACTTATCAAGTGTAGCAAAGTTTCCGTTAAATATTTCTTTATAAGGAAATTTGAAGCCTTTTTCTTCTTTTACGTCTCCGCCTTCAGCAAAGAAAGAAGTAAAGACTTCATTAAACATTTCCTTATAACTATTGAATTCGTCTTCAGATATATTAAGTAAGCTATTCATATCATCTTCATATTCATGATTACGTTTTGCTTCTAAGATTATAGATTGCTGATGTTCTATATATGATTTATAGTTATATTTATCTATAAGCTCTATTTGGTCCATATCTATACCTACAGAACGCATATGTCTAAGAAATGCTACTGTCTGTTCTGTATTTATAGTAGAAAGAAGATTACTCTTTATAGATGTTACAGTATTAAACATATTAGAGTATTCCTCCTATTTATTAGTAATCCCATTTATTATTAGACTTAAGTTGTCCGTATAATCTAGTATTACGTTCTTTAAATATATTTCTATCAGAAAGATCTGATTGCATAGCAAATACATCTGTATCTAGTGCTAAGAATAATGTTGCAAGATATTCGTTATTAGTCCTATCAAGTTCTAAGTTTATCACATCTCTAAGCATAGCACATCTTTTTACTAATATACGTTGAGCTTCTTGTGTAGAAGCATTTACAACTTCAGTCTTAAGTAAGATAAAGTCATTTTCTAAATCAGTATATCTTTTTCTTTCATTCGATGTAAGTTTTGCCATTATATCTTGTCTTTCCTTACGTCTAAATTCAGCAAACTTAGGATCAGTAGGTTTAAGATATGTTTCTATTCCATAGAAATTAAAAGTAGCGCTTTTTTCTTTATATCTATTCCAAGATTCATATGCTGATATTATCTTTTCTGGGAAACATGTTTTATAAGAATCACTTGGATTATGATTATACATTCTTATTCTTCTATGAGTTTTCATAGGTATATTACTTGCATATGGATTTTGATGTACTATTACATAATCATTTTGATATGTTTCTTTTCTATAATCTATATACTTATCAATACTACGTCTCATCATATATTCTTTTCCTCTAAGTTTAGCCATACCTAGATTAGTTAGGTCCATAATTCCTCTTGTAGGAATATCTGTATTACAATGAGCCTTAATATAATCTATAAGAGTATTAATATCTACTCCGTATTCTTGATAAGTAGTTAAGTTATTTACAGTAGCATATGCCCATCTAGCAAGAGTAAGCTCTAATAATCTATATAAGTCAGAATCATTATAAATAGTCTTATCTTCAAACTTATTTTTAAGTAAGTGTATAACAGCTCTCATACTAAATCCATATGCAATTATTTTAGAAAATATAGCTCTTCTTATCTCATTTCTAAAAGATTCCCATTCTAAGCCAAACTTATCTTTAGAAGATATAAGTCTAACAAAAGCAGCATTTACATCTAGAGTAGCAAAAGTGTCTATTTCTTCTCTGTAGAATATTTCATCATTTTTTTCTTTAGGAAAAGCATCATATGCTCTATCATATATAAATACAGCTAAGTTAGAATCTATATCAAACCCCACCTCATCATTATCTCCAAATACTAAACTATGTTGTAAAGAATTAAATATATCGTCTTTATCTCTAGCAAGATCACCATATTTCGGAGTACCATAAACATTTACATAAGTAACTGCTTTAGTAAGTCTACTATTTAGATTTCCTATAAAATGATCTAGTTGATATATATCCATAGATAAGAACTCTTTAAGTATATTAGGAGTCAAATCATCTTTAAGTTCCATAACGAAATCTTCATATGAAGTGTGACCTTCTTTTTTAACTTTGTAACAAGCTTCATTAACTACATTTATATCATGGATTACTCCTTCAAATATACTTTTAAGCATAGCTATAGCTTCTTTATTTTCATCATAAAATTTAGCTTCATAAGTATTAAGTTTATCTAAAATCAATTAAATTCACATCCTTTCTTTATATTATTATTGACATAAGATGTTGTTTCGAAGACGGGACTTTTTACCTGTTTTAACAAGAAATGTGTAACGTTGCAAGCAGAAGGAGGTGTTTTAGAATGTTCGCATTAATACTTGATGGTATCAAAGATATACTTGGACCAGAAGGATATGCAGCTACTGCTGAAATTGTTACTAAATATGGGGTATATATATTCCTAGCTTTATTAATAATCGCAGCATGGTATTTCTTATTCTATAAACCAAGTAATGATCTTAAGAAAATTATAGCTGCTCAAGTTCAAAAGGCTTGGGAAAGTTATAAACCAGGAGAAGAAGAACTTTCTAGTGAAGAAAAGCTTGATAAGCTAGTAGAAAGAATTATAGCTACTACAACTAAAAAGATCGAAGATCCTACTTTTAAATTAAGATTTAAGAAATTAGTTTTATATTTACTTAACACAGAAAATGTCAAGAAGAAAATAGGAAAACTAATAAAATACGAATATGGAAAATTAATTTCTGAATAATTCGTATTTAAATGTATTCCCCCTCTTTATTGAGGGGGTTTACATTTATTTACGGCATTTATTTTAATATGTATTCATCTTAATAAGATCTTCTCCAGGAGTCGTTTCATAATCTCTAAGTTTAAATTCATTTTCATCTACAAATAATAGAGCTACTAATAGATATTTAAATATAGCAGGGTCAGTACAATTATGTTTACTTATATAAGTTTTCATATTATTTACTATATCATATACAGACATTCTATCATTAGATACAGAGCTAACTAAATATTTATTTAATACTGTAAGTGATTGCTTGTATAGAGATTCTGGTATTTCTTTAAGTTCTAGAAGCTTTTCTATATCAGATACAAATATAGACCTATACTTAAGCTCAGGATTTTTAAGTCCTTTAAACTTAAGTTGCTTATCTCCATATATATTAGCTTTCTCAGCATCCTCTTTAAGATGTTTTACGAGTCCTTCTATAAATTCAAATCTCAAATATTCTCTAAATCTGAATCTTCTTTTTATTAATTCTGATCTAGACACATCAGATAGTTTGTAGTAAGAAGTATCCTTAAGAGTATTATAATCGTTAAAGAATTCAATTATAAACTTATCAAATATATCAGATAAGTGTATAAACGTATTATTCCATCTAAACGCTTCGCAAAGCAATTCTATAGAAACAAAATGAGTTCTAAATATATTGTAATACTCAGCTCTTTCTCCAACATAGTTATAATACCTTTTACTATTCACTTCAAAATCTTCAATAAACAGATCAATATCTTTATCTAAGACTTCAATAATTTTATCAGTAACCGAAACATATGTCTTTTTCTCCATATTAAATCCTCTCCTTTTTATTTAATTAGTATTTATATTATCTCCTAGATATCTCTAGTAATAATTTATTAAGTATATAGCTATATATCATTATATAGAAATAGTATAATAAATTTATATCTAGAGAAAGGAGATGTTACTTATGGTTCCAAATCCAGAATTTGAACTATATGTGAAAAATTGGTTTTCGTCACAAAACAAAGATTTCGCTGATGATTTATTAAATCATCCTGATGTGCATTCTAATTGGTTAATCAACCTTTGGAATGCTTATCTGTTAGAGAAATCTAACTAAACTTTATCTATAATTTATTAATATCCATTCTAGATCTATTATACTATTTCTACACTAATAGATTGTATTATTTTTTTTATTTTAAACGTTCTTTAATATGATCTAAAATAGTATCAGTAACAAACATAAGCTGAGCTATACGTCTTACTAACTTATTATTATTCATTACTTCGATTTCGATATCAGGTATATGTCTAATGTACTCTGTATTTATATGCATTAATGATTCTGGTATATCGTCTTCTAATTTAGTATCTAATGAGTTTTTAAATAAATTAGATATTATATTCGCATAATCAGTTTTACGTAAAATAGGATTTCCTAATTTCATATCAAGATCCATAGCTTCTTTAAGATCATTATATAACATATCATTCATTATATAATTTTCTAGCTCATATGCAACTACTTCTATATCATATATATTTAAAGTCCAAATTACTTTATGAATCATTTCTTGAAATTTGAATAACACAATATTAGCTCTAATAAGTCTTATGATCTTAAATATACGTCTAATTTCTTTAATTCTTTCTATTATTAAGTCTAACTCTTCTCTAGTATAATTATCAAGAATTTTTCTATCCGGTGAATCATCATATAATATTTTAGAACATACTTCAGTACATAACTTAAGTAAACTAGTTATCATTTTATCAACTCCAATATTTGAGGAATCATTTTATCCTTCATAATATTACTTAAGCTTTCAGCAGGTCTGTATCTTAAGAAGTATTTTACTTTATGAAATTTCTTATCTATTCCTTCTATATCGTAAATAGACGATACGATTGCTTGCTTAGTCATATTTTCATTTGTATCTTTATTAAGCTTCTTATCTAAGAACTCTTTATGAATAGATTTAGATTTATTAATAAGTCCTTGAATTCCAGGATTATAAGCTTTATCGGGATCATTCTCATTATAAGAAAGTATTATAGATATCCCTTCTCCATTATTATTTAAAAATGGAAAATAAGTATCAGATTCCCATTCTGCTAATTTATAAATAGCACTTTCATTTATAAGTTCTAGTAATTCTTCTTTATTAGATGGTTCTGGGAAATATGCTAAGTTAGATAAGAAGAATCTATCAAATATTATATAAAAAGTTTTATCTTTATTTTCTTCTATATCTATATCGTTACGCATATCGCATAGTGTTTCCATTCTATTTCTTATCATAAGAGTTCTAAGTTTTTGTTCTAGAATTCCTGATCTAGTTCCTTCTGTATGAAGAATCTGTAGTATTTCTTTCCCACTATCAGATTCATAATTAGGGAAACTTAAGAGTATTACATTTTTGTTTTCTGATTTGAGTTTATCAAAAAGAGTTTTAGAAAGCGTGTTTTTACCCACGCAATCTAAACCTTCTATTATAATAGGTATAGCTTTTATATTTTTTAACCCATTCTCACTCATATATGGTTGATATAGAAATACAGTTTGAAGAACATTTGAAGCTATATCATTTGCTAATTTTAAATTCATTATTCATATCTCCTTAATCGTAATTAAACGTAATCCAAAGAGGCCCATTTCCTTTAAATATCACATCTTGATGACATGTTTCAATAGAGTTTTTTATTTTCAACTCGTAATTAGTATCAGGAGCAACCCAATGAGTTTCTACTCCTCCTCTTGTACAAAGTTCGTCAAATAACTCTTTTGTGCTATATTTAGATATAGTCGATTTATAATCATTTCCAGTTTTTATCATAGAACCTAATTTATTTATAGCTGTTTCTATAGTACGAATATCATAATCAGTAAGTTTACCTTTATTAGCTCCATAATTATAGTTAGTTTTTATAGTTCTAGAAACAGAATATAGAGCAGTACATAAAGAATCCTTATCAAGATCTCCATATGTATAATCGTCGAATATTTCTTTTAATATAATCGCTAATTTTGTGTGTTTAGGAACTTTAACACTAACTATATTTTCTTCCTCAATAAAAGTTGAACCATCTTTTGCAAGACTTCCATAAAAAATAAGTACGTAGCTCGTTTATAATTTCACTAATCATATCTGAATTATTTGCATTATATGATAGCATTCTACTATTAAGAGCGGCATTAACAGCTGTAGCAAATATATTAAACTCTTCACTACGTGGTTTATCTAATCCAATTAAATTCATAACGGAATTTAACATAGGCACTAATATACTATTTTCTGGTATATCATATCTCTTATATCCAGGAAGTGGCTCATTATCAGCCACAGGAATTAATCCATCTCCATATATATTAATCATCTTAGATACACATTCAATAGCAGGTTCGATATCATCTATTTCTACGTATCCACCATACTTTTTCATTTTTCTGTTATAGATAACATCAAGTGTAATCGAAAGTATTTGTGTTTCTGTAAGGTCTTCTACTATTCCATTAATACCTTTATAGTTAAAAATAGCATCTATAATATCAGATAGAACGCTATCTTCGTACACTCTAACGTCTCTATATGTATCTGGTTTAATATACGCTTTTTCAGCTTCTTCTTCCCACGTAGAGTTTGATTCTTTTTCGCAATTACAATCTTCACAGCATCCACAAGAAATAACTTCATTACCACTAGTTCATATAGAATTATCACTAGAATGATCTGCTGGTTTAAATTCATGAGACCAAATAGATTTTAGATTATTATTCGGCAATGTAGTTTGAGTTTGTTTGTCTTCTTCTATTAACTGTGTTCTTACTCTTTCTACAGCACTAGCTATAGTATCGAAAGATTTGGGAAATATTCCACACATATAATCTTCATATATATTTCTTATAGCTGAACATAAAATGTTTTCATTCTTAGGCAATATTATAGTCAGTATATCGTCATTAGAAGTTTCTTCTTCTGTATAATCAAATACATCTTTAGCTATTTCTTCTTCTACAGTTCTAGTCCAATCAGGATCTTGTAAGAACTCTTGATTTTCTAAAGAATGTCTGAATCCTATAAATTTCTTACACTCTTCAAGTAATTCTTCATAAGGCATGTTTCTAAGTCTGTACAGACCTATATCAGTTTTACTATACAAGAAACCTTGCATAAAGCTTTTATTTAAAATCATTTATTATTTCTCCTTTTTCATTCTATATTTACTAATAAACTCAGAATAAACACTAGGTGCTTTTTCAAATGCAATACTTACCATACCAGCTATAGTATAAGGAACTGATAACGGAACATCATGGCTGATCAACCCTAATTTGTCCAGTTCGCTTTCTAAGAATTTATATTCTTCTATACGATTTATAAAATCATCAGCAGCTCTATTAGCCTCAAGTGGATCTGGATGTATTAAGAACGTATATTTATCATTCATCGAAGTCATCATCTCCTCCATTAGAAGACTCTATAGTATAATTACTATTATTTCCTTCATTAGCTATATCAGCATCTACCATAGATGCAGTAGACTCCATATTAACTTTATTAGGATCTAAAACATCTACTCTTTCTATTTTACCAAGTAAGTTAAATAGATTCTTAAGTTTATCTACATTTTCTTCTAATTCTTCAGAAGTCTTATTATTTACTTCAAGTTCATAGCTAAGTCTATTTTCTAAATTTTGCATACAGCAAGATAAGAACTTGATTTTTCTATTTATAAGTTCTTCATTACTTCCGTTATAATCCATAAGTACTCTAGCTTCCATTAAGTTAAATGGTCTATCATATCCGTCCATTACTCTAGCTTCACGCTTAAATGAACTCATAATTTTAGAAGAAGCTTCATCTTTATCTTTAAATATATGAGGATTATCAGCGGAAGGATACATTCCAGTTCCTTTCTTAAATACTCCTAAGTTATCACAATCTATAATCAAGTTATAAAGTCTATCAAACTTAGTAGCTACATTAGGAAGTTCTGTAATAGTCTGAGCTTCTGTACCAGTTCTAGATTTCCAGAATCTTGCGAGTACAGAGAAAGGTGCTAGAGAAGTCTCTAGATTAAGTCTAGTAATAACATTTTCTTTTTGTGCGTGTTTTTCTCTATCTGTTGTATCTATAGTCTTATAAAGTACAAGAGCCCAAGATACTTTTTGCTTTAATACTTTTGGTGCAGATATCTTTTTATCTATTGGAGCAGATTTAAAGTCTCTTGATGGTGGTGTACCGTCTATTGACACATTTGGTTTTAAGTGAGCTACCCAAATATATGCAACATTCCCATCAAAAAGTCCAGATAGCGATTTACAAAGTCTTGCCATTTGTTTATTATCTTGTAGTGAACCTTCATTTGCGAATATATCTTTTGCTCCTTTAATAGTCTTATCTCCACTATAAAGTGATGCTCTAAGAGAAGTTACAGTATCTATTATAACTACAGTATAAGGCATCATCTTTACTTTTCTATTTATTAAGGGATTAAAGAACTCTACAGGCTTATAGTTATGAGATTTATATTCTTCGTCTTCTTTTACAAGCACATCCCACATATCTTCTACTACGTCAAGTGGAGAGTATACTGATATTTTTTCTTCAGGGTTTTCTATACTTGATAAATTACGTATACGGTTTTCTTTATATACAGTACCGTCTGCATCTATTACTATTACTTTATGACATGGGAATCCCATATTAATAGCAAAAGTAGCTGCATCTAGTGCAAGTGTAGATTTACCTGTCCCTTGTTCCCCTGCTATAAGTCCTTGTGTTCCAAGTTCGAATCCTCTATTAATTGATGTAAGTTCAAATGTTTTTGGATCTCTAATGTTTTCTCCAAACATAATATCCAATGTTGTAAATCCTGTTGGTACGAATCTATACAAATCTTTTGAATTCTTAATTACTGCCATAATTAATATCAACTCCTATTCATTTATTTCTTCTTCTATATCCACAAAATACCCTATTCTTTTACAAAGAACATTATAATATTTCTCCATATATTCTAATTGCTCAGCCATAGCTTCTATTTGTTCTGGTTCTAAAGTTATGTCTAATTCTTCTTCCACAGCATCGTCATAGAATTTAGAAAGTTTATTTATTTTTTCTTTAAGTTCATCTCTTTCTTTAATCATTCTTTTAACAAAATCTAACATTATTATCCTCTCCTTTATTCTTCTCTATCGTCTCTATTAGTATCTACAACCCATCTAAATGCTGGTGGCAATGCGTTTAATGATACTGTATCTTTTAATGTTTGTACAGTTGGAACTCCTAATCTATTCTTAGATAATTCAAATAATATATCTCTAAATTCTGATTCAGTAATAGTATAAGCCCATTTATCATCTCTAAACACATCAATAGAGTTTATTATTTTATTTTCTTCAGAATTTCTATTTATTTTTATTTCTATAGAATTCATTCCATTCTCTCCTTTCTGATTTTACTATAATCATCTAATATAAATTCTTTAATTATAGCATCCATTCTTACATAGTCATTTACTATAAGAGTTACTGTTTCTGCATTTTCTTCTTCATTAGGATCTTTATTAAGTATATCCTTTTGAAAATCTAGTACATCTATACCATAGTTAATCTGTTCTTTCTTTGTAATCTTAAGCTTATGTATATTAACTTTAAACTCAGATGTAGCTACATATATAGGGTGTCCCATATTTTTATAGTTAAAATCTTCATTTAATAAGGCATACTCATATACAGTTATATCAGTATTATATTCTTTACAGAAATCTCCATAAGATCTATAAAGCAGTCTAAGCTGATCTTTAGTAGGGTTTACTACAAAAGTCCAATATCTATCTCCAAGAGTAAGTTTATTAAGAGGACTATTATTTCCCATAGAATAAGATCTTACTGCTTTATCTAGTATAAAGAATGGCTTTCTGTATTCTTCTTTAATATTCTTTAAATCAATAACTATTCCAGTAGTCAACATTATTTAACACCTCCAATTAAGTTTTCATCACACATAATTTGTAAAATAAAAATGGCGTAAATAAATGTATCTGTGGTATCTAGAAAGAAATTAATCTTAATCTAAATACCACAATTAAAAAAAAAGAAGGCTTAAGAAATGACTAATGTCAAATTTCTTAAAGAATGATTAGCATTGTCGATCAATTTTAGGACAGTGGGTTGATATTGATCTACAGTACTATTTGTTTTTCTACCATCTTTCTGGTGCATCTACTAAGTCTGTATCAATATCCATAGACTTAAGTATTTCAGAGAAATATCTTAAAGACTTTTTATTAGCACTATCGTCTGTCAAATCTTTAAGAGATACTTCTCCTGTTTTTATAATAGATTGCTTCATTTCTTTCTTACTTACTAAGTCATGTGAAGCAGGTCCCATAAGCTCACGCATAACATTATCCATATTATGTCCTATAGTAACAGTAAGCTCAGAGTCAGAGAATTGACCTGATTTAGCTGCTTTACCTGTAACTTGTCCTGCTATATTACGTGTAACGTTTTCAGAAGCCGCCTTACCTTCCTTCATCGCTATTTGTTGATTTGCTCTAGCATATAGAGGAAGTATAGTAAGTTTCTTTCTAGTAAGTACTCCTTTACCGTCTTTATTTCTATAGATATGAGGCATTTCGACTTGCTCTGTAAGAATTATTTTTTCTTTTGCTATAATTTTATCTAATACTGATGGTCTTGGTTCTTTTCCAGGATCAAAATATATTTGCATAGGATTTATCAAATATTCGATCAACTCTTGTCTAGTCATACTTTCCATATCATTTCTTATTCTATCTGCATTAGCTGGATCTAGTATTTCAAATATATCTAGAGTGTTCTTTATAGCTTTCTGTAGCTTTTCGTCATTTATTTCAGTCATTTATTAGCTCACCCCTATTCCCATACATTTTACAGTTCCATCTTCTTCAGATAATTGGTACATATTTACATGCCCGAATTCATTTACTACTACCACAAGATAGTCTCCTTTATCTGATACAGTAACGATTCTACCTTGCAATTTATATTCATTATCATTATGATATATTTTATTTGTAGATTTATCATATCTTAAAGCCATTTACATCACCTCCCTATTTGATCATCAATGCTGTATAGTGTAAATTTAATAAGATATATTTATAAATATATTTAGCCATTTCTATCTTATTATAAGTCTTTCTTTCGTCATCAGTTTTATCTTTAAGCATTTCATATACTATAACGTCTATTTCATCACGTATTTGATCTATTCCACGTGGCGCTGTAAACTGTTTAACGAAATTCATTCTAAAATTCTTAAGAGTAAGATCGTCTCTATTACGATTCATCCATTCATTAAGCATAAGATTGCTTACTTTAGAAATAGATCCAAATAAATTTTCCCATTGTGAAATAAATACCAATCTATAACGAAGTTTTTGTACATTATTAGATGATAGACTAATTGCTTGTAAGTATTTATCTGATATATAAGCTAAGTTATCTACAGATTTAGATCTAACTGCTTCAAATATACCACTTCCTATATCAAGATCATTTGTACCATCTAGGTTAGTACTATAACGAAGTTGTATCTTAAGATCAGGATCATTAAAGTTTTCATAGTATTTATTCGCTATTATACGCATAGTATCATAAACCCTAGTACGAGCTCCCTGCATAGTTGCTACAAGCTGAGCATCTGTAGGATTCTTTGGAAGCTTTTTAAGATCGCTATTTATATATGTTTCTGCTTTCTTATTAAGAACTAATAATAAGTTATAGTTAAATTTCTTAAAGTCTGTACGTCCATCTGCTTGATCTACAGTATACTTCATTATATTCTTATCATAATTTCCATTAGGAAAGAATGTCTTAAGACTTACTGTATAGAATATTAAGAATAAGAAGTTTATAAATATAGGTTTCTTAGTTCTAGCATAGCTCATTATAAGTCCAAACTTAATATCAGAAGAAAGTTTCTTTACTTTAAAGAACTCTTTAGATTTCTGTATTTCCTTCCAATCGTCTTCTGTAATATTATAATACTTTCCTATAGATATAGAAGTATTATTAGATATTATAGGAGTTTGCTTTATAAGTCCATCTGTAAGTGTAGAGATATTCTTATTTATATAAACATTTATAGCTTCTTGTACTAGTATATCTGTATCTTTAGAAGACTTTTTATTATAGATATCGGCTATATGATTTTTATTCATAATATTTAAAATCA